AGGTAACAGTTACTGGTGAAATGAGTGTAGAAGAAATACCAGTCAGCACAGCGATCGATATCCAAGCACTAAAAGAGGGAGACAACGAACCTCTTGAAGTAGTAGTGGAAATTCCAGCAGGGAAAAGTAAGAGAGGATGGCTATATACACCACAGGCCCTAAAAAGAATAGCTGACGTAGTCATGGAACAAGGATTACCCGGTTTTTTAGGCCATCAGAAGCCAGAAGACATCGACCATGAATTCCCACAGCCAGTAACACATTGGGTAGGAGCAAAAATGATAGGAGAAAAAGCCTATATTAGAGGAGTAGTGGACCCATCAGCAAAAGACTTAAAAAGATGGATTAAATCCAAAGCCGTAAAAACTGTTAGCATTTACGGTATTCCAACATTAGAGCAAGTAGGAGGAGAAACAGAGGTGGTAGACTTCCAACCACTTTCTATCGATTGGACACCGCTTGGTAGAGCAGGCATGGATACCAGGGTTGTGGCTGTAGGAGAGATGGATACCATTATCGCAAAAGGAGGTACTGAAATGCGTGTTGAAGAGGCATTAGAAGTCATCAGACAGGCCATCATTGATGGCAATCTCTCCACAAAGAAGATAGTAGGAGAAATAGGAGTAGATAGAACTGAAATATTAGAGGCAGTAGGAATTACAGACTATGATAGTACAAAGAAGATAGTAGGAGAGATAACACAGCTACTCAATGTAGAAAATGACAAAATCATCGAGGAGGTAAAGAAACTTAAAGAAGCAGCTGACAATTACGCAAAGTTAGAGCATGAGCAAAGAGTAAACAAAGTAATAGGGGAAATGGTCAAAGAAGGAGAAGAAGCAAAGAAGGTAGTTAAGAGATTCCTTGACGGCAAAATCAAAGTAGGAGCAACAGATGAAGAAATCAAAAAAGCAGTTGGCGAATTAGTCGAACAGGATGAAGTGGTGAAACAAATTTTAAATGCATTTTACAACCAGCCGTATTTACAGACAAAGCTGGATGATAAGGGCAGAGTGCCCGGCCTTGTAGTAAAAAGAGTCAAAATCTAAAGGAGGTATAGAAGATGGCAAGACAGGTAAGTAAAGGCAGAAGTGTAAAGTTAACAGTACCAGCCGGATTTGGACCAGTAGAAGCAAACAAATTCTATGAGATTTTAGGCTTCTTTGGTATGGCTGTAGACAATGCTCAAGAAAGCGAGCAGGTAGTTTTATTGACAGAACAGGCTGAATATGAGACTAGTCAGACAGATGAAGCAATAAACTACAATGTGGGAGACAAACTTTATTTTGACCCAGCAAACAAGGTATTCACAACTGCAGCAGACGATGGAGCAGGGAACGCTTTCAGATTGGTAGGTAGAGTAACACAAGGAAAAGACACAAATGGCGTTATCTGGTTTATATTAGGACCACAAGTTTAAGAGGAGGGATAAATAATGCAATACAAAGTTTATAGCTTAGAGACACTCAGAGAAGAAAGAAGAAAACAAACGATAGAGAAAAAAATTCCTTACATCAGACCAGATGGGAAAGAGGACTTTGTTACAAAGAAAATTGTCAATGGAGAGATGGAAGTTCTCGACTTTGACAGGCCGGTAGGAGAAATGATAACCACCGCAAGTGGACTTACAGCAGTAGTACAAAAGACAGTTATAGATTTAGAACTTGGCAGGGAACAAGTGCCATTACTCTACAAACCCATCTACAGAGTAAGAGAAGATAAGAACTTCACAAGGCATGTAGACATTAGACCATTCATAAACGCAAGAGTTGTATTTTTAGAGCATATGGAACTCGAAGAAGTAAAGATGGGAGACATGTACGTAGGCCCTGCTTCTACAGTACCAATCGTAACATACACAGCAGGCTTTGAATGGACAGAAGATGTTGTAATGTATGGCGAAAACTGGGCTATGTCCGAATTGAGCAGGGCAATGGGGGAAGCATACAATGCTTTACTTAACCACATACATCTTTACCCGATTATTTCCTATAATTACCCTGCAAAGAACAAAACAGCTGCATCAACAGAAGGAGCAACCTACATTGAAAAATTAAGAAGCACAATCAGACAGGGATTAATCGATGCAGCAAGCGACAAGAACAAAGAGACGGGGGCAGTGAGAAGGCCGACTATTTTATTAGCACATCCGTCCAGACAATGGGACATAGAAGATGCATTACAGAGGATGCAAGTAGGAGACACAATCTATAATCCTATCACACAAATAAGCTCTCTCATATTCTACGATGGCTACTCTGTACAAGTAGGAGACAAAGTTTACGAATACCCGGGAGTAGACCCGAACAAAGCATATCTCATAGACCCGCAAAAATACTTTGTAGAACTCATCAAACACGACTTAATAATAGACGCAGCAGGAGCAGACCTCAAGAGGCTTATAGAAGGTGCAATAGTAGGTAGAGCAAGAAGGGGAGTAGTGGCAGCACCAGAGAACGCAGTCCAAGAAATTACCTTACCATAAAGCGAGTGATTTAAAATGAGATGTATAGACTGTAAATGGTATCCGTGGGTTCCGGAAGCGGATCCGTCCATGCTTCCGGCCCACCGGTGCCATCCTTCTTTACCTTTTAAGCGGTGGACGTCGCATTCTGCCGAACAGGAGCGGCATTGTGTGTTTTTTGAGCCGGTCCAGAAACCCGTGAAAGCAAAACCGGAGGCTAAAGAAGAGAGGTCCACCACAAAAAAGAAAAAGGGCGGTGGGAGTAAATGATTGTAACTGATGCAATTGTAACTCTGCTTCGCACAATGATTGATGAGGTTATACCGGAAGGCGGGACGGATAAAGATACACGTTTTACCGATGACTTTTTAAAACAGATATTGTCCGAAGCAAGCAGTTTGGAGGAAGCGGCAGCAGTGCTGTGGGAGATAAAAGCGGCCAGGGCGTTCAGCGAAAGGGGTGGCATAGAGGAGACCAGGGCAGGTGACGAAAGCATAAAATACGTTTCGCTGTCCGAGTACCGGGACCATTGCGAAAGAATGGCCGATCACTACTGGAAGAAGGCCGGGAAATATGGCTCAAAGCTGTTCAGTATAGAGCCACCGGAGGTGGGAGGTCTTAAAGAGGTGGAATGCTGATGGTGATTGATGCGTTGAGACAAGCTCATTTGAGGCTTATTGACGAGGCACCGATTGAAATAATGCTTACAAGGCCCGTGAGAGAAGAAGATGGGGCTGGTGGATATATAGAACTGGCCCCTGAAGTAATAGGTCCCATAAAGGTCCGCATAGTACCGGACACAAGAGCAGTAAGCGCAAGATATTCAGAAGCTGGTGAAGTGTTTAAAAGACGCTGGCTGATATTTGTGCCGCACGATGCGGATGTAAGGCGCAAAGACAGGCTGGAATATGAGGATACCGAGCTGGAGATTACACGGGTCATAAAACGGTGGTACAGGGGTGAGGTGTACGCCGTCCAGTGCGAAGCAGAGGAGGTGTCGTAATTGCCAGGCGCAAAAGAAGTGAAAAAGAACGCAGAAAAGTGGGTGGACCGGAAGATTGTAGCCAGTCTTGCTCTTGCTGCAAACTGGGCAGCAAAATTAGAAGGTTATATGAAATCTAAAGCACCGTGGAAAGACAGGACAGGGAATGCACGTGCTGGGCTTTTTGCAAGAGCAGAACGCGACGGTAATGATATTGTCATCCGATTAGCTCATACAATGGACTATGGTGTTTATCTAGAGCTGGCACACGGGAGAAAATATGCAATCTTAGAGCCGACAGCCCGGATTCATGCCAGAGATATTGTAGAAGGTTATCGAAAGCTTTGGGAAGAGTGATGCTTATGCTAAGAAGAGCAATTATAAAGCATTTGCGAGAAAACATCACAGAGATAGGAGGGAGGGTTTATCAGGCTTATTTAGCAGCAGAAAAGGCTAAAAGGCCGTATATAACTGTTAGATTAGCAGAAAGCATAGCTTCAGAAGTTATTAGCTTTGGTGGGACTATGCAAATAGAGCTTTTTGTTTATGACGATTTAGGAAAGTCATATTTAAATTTGGACTATATAAGTGACAAAATTATTGCAGTACTAAATGGAGCATATATCACAGACCAAGAAGACGGCAAGACCTACTATATCGAGTGGAATCCTACAACTAACGACATCATAGAGGAAGATAGAAAGCTTATAGGCCGTTTATTGCGATTCAAGACAGCAATATTACATGAGAGGAGGATTTAAGCATGGCGACTCAAGTTAAAAAAGGTTATTTAAGAGGCGTTAGAGGTTTAATTTTAATCCCATTAAACCCAGATGGAAGCGATATGACAACACCTGAAAGACACCCAATTAGGACTCCTCAAGAGATAGAGCTTGAGATGGAAATTTTAGAAGGTGAAAGCTTTGAATTGAGAGGTGGGGACAGACCTCTTTTGAGGGGTGAAGAACCTGACACAACTGTGGGAGTGAATTTAACTGTTACAGATGCGAGATTTGACATAGCAGCGGTACATTATATAGCAGGAGGGACACTCAAAACTACTACAGATGCTACAGGTAACGAAGTAATAACAGGATGGGAAGCACCAACGATAGAGGAACAAACTGAGTTAAGACCCTTTGTTTTGGAAGTTTATGTGGCAAACTATGACGAAACAGGAGGAATAGATGGGTTTATAAAATACGAATTTCCTTACTGCATAGGTAGAGCACCATCAATAAGCCATTCAGACAGAGATTGGGGAACACCGGAGTTTGAGATAAGAGCAAGACAAAACCCGGCAAAAGCAGGAGGCCCATGGAAAGTAGAATTTGTAGATACATTGCCTCCTGAACTACAATAAAGGAGCGGTTGTAAATGGGTAGGGTAATTACGATAGAGGAAATAAAACAAAGAGCGCAAGGTGAAATAATCCAAATTCCAGATTGGGATAACAAAGGAACAATAAATGTAAGAGTGAGGATGGTAGATGTCACTGGCAAGCTTTTAACAGCCGGAATATTACCAAACAATCTAAAACTTGAGGTAGCAAAAGCGTTTGATGGAGATGTAAAAATCGATGACAAAATAGATGTTAATATTTCAAAGATGATTCCTCTTTTAGATGCAATAGTTTCTGAAGCTCTAATAGAACCATCTTACGAGGAAATACAAAAGATTTTACCTCTTACACTTAACCAAAAGCTAACTATTTTCAGTTATGTTATGGGAGAAACAAAACAGCTGGAGCCCTTTCGTGAAAAACATTGAGGCTTTTGCGGACATGGCCATAACTGCCAAAACTTTTGGAGTTAGGCCATCTTCTTTTTTAGAGGGAATATCAGGATTGACTGCATATATG